CCCAGGTCCAGCACCGTGGTGTCCCACAGCGCGCCTTCGCCCGCGGTGATGTATTGCCCGAACGCGCGGATGCGCACGCGCGCGCCGTACAACCGAAACGCATTCGTCCCACTCAGAAGCAACCGCAGCAGCCGCCCTTCCACGAACTGATCGAGCGCCGCGTTGATCGTCAACGGCAGCATCACTTTCTGCCGGCCGGTGGTGTTGGCCGCCCCGGTGTAAGTCGTCGAAAGGTCGCTGAGTAACTGCACGCCCACGCTGCCCGTAGTCTCGATGTCTAACTCCAGTTCGCGCGCTTCCTTCACCGCCGGCACGGTGAAATCCATCTCGCGCGAATCCCACACTGCGCCGCCCGCGGCCTCATAGGCTTCGATGTAGACGCCCACCGCGAGTATCTCGACCGCGGCCTGATAGAGAATGAACTTCGAGACGCCGGCGAGCTGCAACCGGAACAGCCGCCCTTCGATGGGCGCGAGTGTCCCCGCCGGCAGCGGAATCCGCATGAAGCGCCGCCCCGCGGTTCCGGTGTTGATCGTTGCCGTAAACCGCACAGCCTGCGCGTCCCCGGGTAAGTCGCTCAGGAACCGCACGATGACATCGCCGCTGAACGTCTCGATTTCCAGCGAGATCTCCCGCGCGCGCTTGATCGGCAGCGCTGCCAACGCCAACTGATACGCCTTGGGAATGTGAGTGATGCCGCTGTCGAAGGTCAGCTCCATCGAATCCCACACAAACCCGGCCGCCGATTCGTAGGCCTCCACGTACACGCCGATCACGCGCATCAGAAGGCGCGCCGAGTAGAGGCGGAACGCCCCCGCCGCGGCCGTCAGCGCCAGGCGCCACAGATAGCCTTCCGTTGTTGGGAATGGAAACTTCCACAGCGCGCGGCCGCCCGTCTTCGCCAGCGCCGGCGTCTGGCGCACGGTCAGCAGGTTGCCCGGCAGATCGGAATAGAGGTTGGCGTTCACCGCTCCGCCCGACGCGTCGATGTCGAGCTGCAGCTCCTTACACTGCTTGACCTTCCCCGAGCCCAAGTCGGTCGGAATCGTACTCGCGGCCAGCGCCAGGCGCGCCTCTTCGTAGTAGTAGAGATAAACGTTGTGGATGATGACCTGATTACTCGCCACGCAATCGATCGCCACGCTGAAGTTCTTGGCCAGGCACGGCGTTTGCGTCGAGTCCGCGGGGTTCGCTATCACCAGCGCACCCGCCGCGCTGAATGCGAGCGCAAAGCCTGTCGTCTTGCGCGCTGTGCCGGTAATCGTGCCCACCGCTGTCAGCGGAGCATTGCCGTTATCCAATCCCACGTAGACCGTCGCCGAGTCTCCCGCGAGCTCGTAATCCACCACCACTTCCAGCCAGACCTTCTGTACGTCCGGCTTCCCCGCGTCCTCGTAATGCGACTGATACACGCACTCAATCGCCGACCCGCCGTAGTCCGCCGTTGCGAACGCGCGGAAATCGTCGACGTTGAGGCCCATCGAAAGGTTGGCGCCATTACCCGTCAGCCCCGTCATCTCCACGCCATCGAAAAAGAATCCCTGGAAACCCACCGTGCCGATGCCGTTGCGGTGATAGAACCAGCGCTGCGATGCCTCGTGATACACCAGCAGTACGCTCGTCGCCGCGCCCGTGGTCTTCTCGGCGTAGGACACGTAGAGCTTGCCCATCGCGTAGCCCAGCGCCACCCCGTAGCAAAACAGCGAATTGGTGGAATACACCGATCCCGGCAACACCTGCCCCGGCGGCGTCAACGGCCCCGCGTTTGTGGACCGCGAGTTAAACAGCGGCGCGACCGCGGGGCCGCCCTCCTTCACTTCCGGCGCCGTCGTGAACACCATCAGACCGTTCGGCCCCACGAAGTAATCGACCGCGCCGGCCGCCGTCACCGCCCATTGCCCAGTCAGCCCGCCCGCATCCGTCACCTGATCGAGCGTCCCCGTGTCCGGGTCCCCCACCAGCCACCAGATCGAGCGCTCTTTGTAAATCACGAAGACGCCGGCGTGCATGGTGCACCATACAATCGCCTCGCCCTCCGCGCCCACGTCCACCCAGTTGCCGATCGCTTCGTCGGCCGAGCCCGGCCAATACTGCGGCAGATTTGGATCGGTCCAGTAGAGCCGGTTTGAATGCTCCGCCGTCGACCAGGCCAATAGCCGCGAGAAATAGGGGCCTGCCATTCCCGACGCTGCCGGCGGACCGTCGTTCGTCGTCGGCATCGCCACGCCGTTGTCGGTCGCGTCCAGATCGCTGATGGTCACCGCGAAGGTGGTGGTGACGTTGTCGTTGATCGTCCCGACCTGATACGCCTGTCCGAGCGTCCCGCCCGTCGCATAGACGTTGCGGATTCCCACCTGGGGATCCGCACTTACCGGAATCGCAGTGAGATTCACGTCCTGGCCGGCCACCGTGACCGTGTTCGAGACCGGCGAAGGATTGCTCTCCACCGATTGATCGGCAGTCTGGAACGTGACGTAGTATTGATAGTCGCCGGATGGCCCCGCCGGGTCCGCCGCGCCGGCGGCCGCGGTGCATGCGTTGGCGGGCGCGGCGATGCCGTAATTGTGGAATCCGGCATACGGATTGTGCTTCCCCTGCACTCCGCGATTCATCATCCACATCCAGCCGTTTTGCGGAACGAACGCGATCCGGCCGCCATCGAACCCATTCGCGATCGGCGTGGCGTTCAGTGCGAAATAAACCGCGCCGGGGTTCGCCCCCGTCCCATTGGCGCCGACATAGTAATCGCCCTCGACCCCGCCGCGCACGCCCGCGCTATGCGCGAAGAGTCCACCGCCGGGGATCGCGAACTTGAGCGGATATCCCCACCGCGAAACCAGCTTCCCCACGCGGTCCACGCGCCAGTTCTGCGCCAGCAGATAGTCGGTCGCCGGCGTCTTGTCCCCAGGCGGCAGCAAGTTGAAGCCGCCGCCCAGGATTTGGAGTTCTTTTCGCGAATAGCCCACTGCTGGGTATTTCGCCAGTTACAATGAGCCATGACCCGCCGCTCGCTCTTCGGCACGCTCGCCGCCGCGCTCGCGGGGCGGAAGTTGCTGCCGGCCACGCCTGCTCACGTGCACAGCGCCCATTGCAATCACGTAAGCGCCAACTCAGACTTGAGCATTGAGCCGCTATTAGCCGCCGTGCGGCACATAAAGACCTACACGCCGGCGACGTACGCAGTGGGCTTCACTGTGAACCGCGCAAAACTGGACAGCGAGCGCGACCTATACGCCGGCCTGGTGGCCGCCGCGCGGCGCGAGCGGCGAACCCGCGAGGAAGAGCTGATACGCCGTACTGTCCGCGGCCTTCGGAAGTTCAGTTGACCTTTGAGTCTGCCAGCGGGTTCAAGCTCTACGGCTTCCAAATGGATTTCACTGACCCGCGCCCCACAGATGCTGAATCACCGACTCATACAGCTTGAGCCGCTGCTCGAAGTGACTCGCCATCTCCGGCATAGCCGCCTCACTCTCTTTCCCCCGCGCACCCGCCAACATCGCGTAAGTGAAGTAATCGACTAACACCGTTGGCAGCAGAATCGCCGACGCGCCCAGCGCGATCGCCGGCGGACACTCCTGGCACACCTGCGCCAGCGGCCCACCTGTCAGCGGATTCGGATACAGCGTGATGCTCCCGACGCTTCCCGCGTCCATCGAAGCGCGCGTCGTGTTCCCCGACGTCGTCGGCCAGTTCGCATCGAGCGCCCACAAATCACGCACCGCGGTGATGCGCAGGGGCACTCCGTTGAGCCACGCGTTCACCGTGAAGACATGTCTCGCCGGCAACGCATAAGTCGCGGTCCCGGCAATCGCCGTGATCGATGCGTCGGCCGTGAGGAACACGCCCGACCGGTACGCGAGTTCTTTCGCCGCCTCGTCCGCCCACTGGAATAACTCCGCTACCGAAACCCAACTCCCGGCCGCCGCGATATCCGCCGCGCCCTGGAATCCCAGCCGGTACAGCGCATCGTTCAGCGAGTTCGCGACATCGAGCTCGCCGGCGGCCGCCCCCTGCGGGAACAAAAGCAGTAGCATTTTGTGACCTCTACTTTGCGGCCCCTACACTTCGTATCCCCACGCAGTGATGTCGCCCGTGGCCGCGGATCCCGTCGAGTAGCGCAGAATATTATTCACCGCCGAAAGCGGAATCGGCCGCGCCGGCGTA